CCGGTCGTGTTATGCGTGCCCGCGATCAGCGAGCCGTTCGTGGTCGTGGTCACAAAGCCGGTGGCGCCAATGTTGCCCGAGGCTTGCGTCTGCACCGATTGCCCCGCCGTCAACGCGATCGACGCCGTGATGCTGCCGTTGTTCAAACCAAAGGAGACGTTATTCGAGTTGACGAACGTGACGCCGCCGAACGTCCCCGAGGACGCACCCGCCGAGACTGACAGGTTCGCAGGGGCCGCCGTGTTCGCGGAGATAGTGATGGTGTTGCTGTTCTGCGACAGCGTGATGTTGTTACCCCCGGCCAAAACCAGCGTGCCCGCCGTGATCAACGCCGGAGTACCGGCTACTTGGCCGCCGATGCTGACGCTGTTAAGGCCCTGCGTCTGTATCGACTGCGTGGTGATGTAGGGAGGGATACCGAGCGATAACCCGTTCGTACTCAGTGTCCCGATCAGCGCCGTACCCACGGTAGGACCTGTCGTAAATCCGGTGCCCGCGAGGCCGGTCTGGGCGGACTGCGTCGTCAGGAACGCAGGGATACCGAGTGAGAGCCCCACCGTATTCAGGGTCCCGACAATGAGCGTACCGGCCGTCGACGCCGACGTGAAACCCGTACCCGCAATCGCACCGCTCGCCTGCGTCTGCGTCGACTGGCCCGCCGTCAGGGCAAAGGTCGCGGTGAGCGTGCCGTTATTCAGGCCGAACGAGACGTTGTTGGAGTTGGCAAAGGTGACGCCCGCAAAAGCGCCCGAGGTGGTGCCGGCCGACACCGACAAAGTCGCCGCCGCCACGGTATTCGCCGAGATGGTGACTGAGTTGCCGTTCTGGCTGAGGGTGACGTTGTTACCCCCGGCCAGAAACAGCGTGGCCGAGGAGACCAGCGCCAGAGTGCCCGACGTGTTGCCGCCGATCGTCACATAGTTCACGCCCTGCGTCTGTACCGATTGCGTCGTCAGGTACGCGGGGACCCCGAGCGAGAGGCCCGCGGTATTCATTGTCCCGAGGAGAGCGGTCCCGACCGTGGGTCCCGACGTAAACCCCGTGCCGGCAAGTGCCCCGGAAGCCTGCGTCTGTATCGACTGCGTGGTCAGGAAGTTCGGAATGCCGACCGACAGCCCGCTCGTATTGAGCGTGGCGACCAGCGATGCGCCCGCCGTCGAGGCCGACGTGAACCCTGTGCCCGCGATGGCACCGCTTGCTTGTGTCTGCGTCGACTGGCCCATCACGCCCGCCGAGATCGTGATGGAGTTGGCGTTCTGGGACAGGGTGACGTTGTTGCCACCCGCGAGATAGACCGTGCCGGACGAAATCAGCGTCGGCACCCCCGAGACATTGCCGTAGATGGAGACGTCGTTTACGCCCTGCGTCTGCACGGACTGCGTGATGATGTAGGCGGGCACGCCGAGGGAGAGACCGGAGTTGTTGAGCGTCCCTTGGAGCTGCGTGCCCGACGTATACGCCGTCGTGAATCCCGTGCGTGCGATGGCGCCACTCGCTTGCGTCTGCACGGATTGCGAGGCCGAGAATGTGATCGTGCCGTTATTGAGCCCCGCCGAGACGTTAAAGGCGTTGCCGAAGGTGAGCCCCGTGAACGAGCCGCTCGTCGTGCCGCCCGACACCGCCAACGGCACGGGCTGCGCAAAGGCGGCCGAGAGGGTCACCGAGTTGGAACTCTGCGAGAGAGTGATGTTGTTGCCGCCCGCGAGGAACAGCGTACCGCCCGAGACGAGAGAGGGCGTGCCTGCGGTATTCGTGCCGCCAATGCTCGCATTGATGCCGCCGCCCAAGAGCGTGATCGACTGACCGCTCTGCGAGAGGGTGATGTTGCTGCCGCCGACGAGGCCGAGCGTGCCCGTCGACAGCACCGCCGTCGCGCCCGTGGTATTGCCGCTCGCGAGGATCGCAATGCCGCCGCGCGTGCCAATGTAGTTGGCAAGATCCGAGACACCGAGCGCGTAGTTGGTCGACGCGCCCGTGCGGGCTATCGGTAGCAGGTCTCCCGATTGCGCGGGTTGGCCTGGCGGTAGTTCAGATATCTTCTCATTCGCCACAATCAGCCATTCCTGAATACCAGGGCAATGTTGGCAGCGCCGAGCGAAGCACCGGTCTGCGCAATGTTCGAGAGCGCCATGCTCGCGGGCATTCCCGTCGTGGCGGCGGTGTACACCCCCATCGCACCATAGAGGTTCGTGGAGGAGGCCGTGTTAGCGGTGATCTCGGCGTAGTTGAGCGCCGTCTGAATATCCGTGCCGCCGATCATGGACATGGTGTAGCCGAAGTTCGTGCTCAGCGTCTGCGTAATGAAATTGAAGCCGACGTAGAACTCACCCGCGTATGCGTTGAAGACGCTGAACGGTACGGAGATCGGATAGATCGCCGAATTGGTGAAATTTGTCTGACCTGCGGTATTCGATGCGTACGTATAGGTGGTCTGCGTCGAGGCCGAGGAGAGCGACGAGAGCGTCGAGACGTTGCGCGTGTAGATGGCCGCATAGGCTGAAATGGCAAGTCCCGCGGTGGTGGCCGAGGCACTTGAGCCTGCCGACATGGCGAACAGCGCATCAATGCGGCTCGCCGTGAAGGATGGCCCTAAGAGATTGACGTACTGCACGCTCACCATTGCGTTCTGCGGCGCACCGATCTGCTGAAGTTGCCCGAACGGCCAAATCTGGCGCGTAAACTGGGGCACGCTATAGGCAAATCCGCTGCTCGAAATCGCCACGAAGAAGGCGCCCTGGCGGCCGACACCCACCGCATTGGTCGGCGCAGAGATCAATATCGAGCCGTTCGACACGCCCACGGCAGCGGCACCCGATGCGGCAAAGATCAGCGAGGACATATTCGTCGTATTGGTCGAGGACTGCGTGGTGTTGCCGGTCGCGTAAAGCGTCATCACCTGGCCGGCCGAGATCGTGATCGTGCCGCCAGCGGTGTTGGTCGACTGCGAGAGGGTGACGTTATTGCCGCCCGCGAAGTAGAGATTCGTGCCCGTGATGCCGGTCGAGCCCGAGGTATTGCCGCCCGAGACACCGCCCGAGAAGTTGCCGCCGCCGATATTGGCCGCGCTGATGGTGATCGACTGGGCGCCGGCCGCGCCGGAACTCACCGAGAGGGTGATGTTGTTGCCACCCGCGAACACCATCTGGCCCGAGTACGTTCCCGTATTGCCCGACGTATTGCCGATGTTAGACACGCCCGCCGACAGTCCGGCCGCAGCGTTCGAGGCCGGAGCCGAGAACTGGATCGAGCCGTTCGAGAATCCCGCCGTCATCCCGCCCAAGGCGTTGAAGCTGATGGCGCTCGCGTTGAGGACGGTGGACTGGTTTTGGGTCGTATTGCCCGTCGCGTAGAACGAGAGGGGTTGCGCGAGGGCCGGCCCGACGACCGAGATGGTGGCACCGTTCGCCCCTGTCGATTGCGACAAGGTGATGTTGTTGCCGCCCGCGAGATAGAGCGCTGTGCCCGAAAGGCCGGTTGATCCTGCGGTATTGCCGCCGGATACGCCTGCGGAGAAGGCCCCGATAGAAGCTGCGCTGATGGTGACCGTCGCGCCGTTGGCTCCCGTCGACTGCGACAAGGTGATGTTATTGCCGCCGGCTAGATAGAGGTTAGAACCCGTGAGGCCCGTGTTGCCCGAGGTGTTCCCCCCTGATACGCCCGCGGAGAATCCCGCGCCGGCCGCACCGCCAGAAATGGTGATTGACTGCCCATTCTGCGATAGCGTGATGTTATTGCCGCCCGCCAACGCGAGCGTTCCCGAGGAGACGATGGCACCTGCACCGGCGGTGTTACCGCCGATGGTGATAGCCGCGCCCGTACCCGCTGCGGTATTCGCCGGGACGTAAGCTAAGCCGCCTGCACTCGCATTACCCATTATCGGTTCGTCACGTTCGCCTGGATCACGATCATCTTGATGCTACCACTGCCCGAGTTGAGGAGCGCGCGTACCCAGAGCGGCGCGAAGGCGTAGTTTGTCTGCAGCGACGTCGTAGCACCCACCACGTTCGTGTCATTCGTGTTGACCCATATGGCATTCTGCGCACCCGTCATGGTGGCGTTCGGGTCATCCATTGAGGACTGCACGGTGTAGTTCGCGGTGCCGGTCACGTTGACCTGGATGGATACCTGCGTATTCGCCCATTCGTCGAGGCGCACCCAAGGCGTTGCCGCCAAGGGTGAGCCGCCGTTGCCGACGGTGACGGCGCCCGTCGCGGCGCCACCGATTGCAATCGAAGTGATCGTCAGGTAATCGAGCAGTGAGGTGGCCGAGCTGCCAGCGTTCTGCAGCGTCTCGGTCACTGTCGTGCCGGTCGGCGTGGTGCCCGTAATCGTAAAGGTGTTGGTCGTATCGGTGGTGGTGATCTTCACACGCTGCGGCTGCGGGAACACGCCCACGCCATTCGACACCAGCGAGCCGTTGAGCGTCAGATTGCCCGCACCGCTCGGCGTTTGCGATAGGCAAATGTTGTTGGCGGCGGTCGTACCGACCGGACCCGCAGTGACGATGATTGGACGCATTTCAACTCCTAAAACGAAAACGGGACCGCGATAAGGGTCCCGTCTCGCGTAAACGCCATGAGTCCGAGCCTCAGTCCATCGACTCCGACATCACGGAGCGACCGGGGGGCTGCTTGCCGGAGTGGCTGGACGTCAGAGGGCTGCTGTCAGAACCCGCGCGGCCACCGCTCTTGCGCGGCATCCGGCCAGCGTGTCCGCCACTCTTTGTGCCAGCGACGGCCATACCGCCCGACTTACGCTTCGCGCGTCCGCCGTGCTTTTTCGCCTCGGCTTCCTTCGCAGGACCACTCGGTTCGGTACGATCCTTCGGGTTGTCCTTTTCGTCCATCTCGGCGTCATTCGTGCCGCCAGTGCCTTTATGCTTTCGACCTTTCATATGAACTCCTAAGAAGCGCTGTTGACGCCCGCGAGATATTCGACAATGAGCGTACCGACACCGCCAGTGCCCGTGCCTGACAGAATCACGATTTGCACGTCCTGCGTGCCCACGTTATCCCAATTGGCGATCTGCGTCGCGTTGGCACCCGGCGTGATGGCGGAAGCTGTAGGGCCTAGCGTGCCCAATCCAGTCACGGCCTGCGTAGTGGTGAACGCTGTGGCCGATGCGCCCGATCCAATTTCAAGCGTCGTGGTGGTCACCCAAGCGGATGTGACCATCAGTTTGATGGAAGTGATCAGGCTCTGCGCCGGGATCACAATCGGACACGCGAATTGATTGGTCGTGCCGTTATTGGATGCCTGCGTGATCACGCACGTCTGTGCCATATGCACATAGCCGCGATTCGCCGTGCCCGTGGTCCCACCGACGCCTGCGAGGTTATTCGAGCCGTCGGAGTGGATCACGTTGCCCGAGAGCAGCGGACCCGCAAAGGTCGTGCCCGGCAGCGCGGGCGAGCCGTTCGGCTGCGTGAGCGCGCCTTCGTTGATGTCAGGATATGCCTGACCGGAAGTTGGGACGATGTAGGTGGTCATTGCGTGCTCCTACGACGTCGGGAAGTTACCGTAAATTGCTCTCCAATTGAAGTAGCTGAGGCTGTAGCGCTCATAGCCTTTGACGAGCAACGTATCGGTGGTGAAATCCACCTGCATGTCGGTCTCAAAGGCGATACGCGACATATACGCGAGGCCCGCGATGTTCGTGAGCAGATACCACGCGTAGGACGAAGTGAGGAAGTCCATGACCATGTAGCCTTCGGGGATGCCGCCGGCTGTGGAGTGGATCGCATTCACGTCGTTATCCGCCGTACCGGGCCGCAGCTCCGTCTTCGTGAGACGAATCGCCACCGGCTCCAACTGCGGAGGAACAATCAACTTGCGACCGCGCGAGAACATGCGCAGCCCCGCCTGGTCCTTGAAGTTGTAGCGAATGTTGATCTGCGTGTTGAGCAGCGTCGCTTCGTTTAAGTCGACCTGCGTCGCGGGCGTATTGCCGATCGTGCCACCGTCAATCGGGTGGGCCGTCGAGCACAGAGCGACACCGTCGCCGTTCACTGCCGCGTTATAGGTCGTCGCGGTATTGAGTACGTTCGCGCCGTAGATCTCCTTCGTTTGATGGAAGGATTCGATCAACCCCAGGTTGGAGGGGTGGAATTGGGTCTTGTAGAGGTTGTCATCAATGGCTTTGCGTGTGATCGCATACCCCAGGCCAATCTCATTGTGCTCCTGGTTATAGATGTAGCGTTCGCCCGCGCCGTTGTCGAAAGCGGTCTGTCCGCCTTCGGTCTTGAGCTGAGCGAGTCCCAAGTACCGCATCTCGGCCGTGCGCTCTAGCGCCAGCTTGGAGTCGAACTTGGTAAAGACCTTGTCGTACTGGGTCGGGATCTGCTCGTACTTGCCGGTCAGACCACGCAGACCTGGCAACAGCAAGTCTTTGATGGCAGATAAGTTAATAGCCATTTACATCAGCTCCTTAAGTGTTCCCGGCCGTCGCGTTCTTCGTCTCGACGTTGTTGAACGCGACGATCACGTAGTTGTACGCAGCCGCCGTGCCACTCGTAGAGACACCATTCGCGCCGGGTGGCGCCCACACGAGGTTCAATGCGCGGAACGGATAGGCCGCAGTCGTCGCGCCCCCGTGAATCAGATAAGCGCCGGAGATGCCATTTGACGCAGTGCCGGTGCCGATGTTGAAGTCGTTGTTCGCGCCGAGATCCGCTGCCGCAACGCCCGTCGAGTCACTCTGTACGAGGAACTGAGCGTTGGGATCGTTGATAATGTAGGCTTCGGTCGCCACGGCGTTTGCGCTCGTGACGTCGGAGCCGGGCCAGTAATTTGACCAAGTCGTGCGCTTCTGCGCCGTCGACAGGTACTTGCAGCCGACGAAGACGCCGGCCATCGTGACGGTCGAGCCGCCCGCAGAGCCTGCCGCCTGGACGAGAGTGCTTGCGCCCGAATCGGCGCGTGCGACGGGATCACCGTAGTAGATCGCGCTCGCGTTATAAGCGATGCCGCCTGACAGGCCGCCGGGTCCGATCGTGAACTGCTCGTAGGTCGGAGCAGAGCCGAGACCCTGATACTGTCGGAAGCCAAAGGGTGAGTTACTGTTACTCAATTGCGCGCACTCCTAAAATCGGAGTTCATCGCGCACAACCGGAGGCGGGAGGAACCTAATCTAACAAAAAGCTACGCCGGGTAGCTCATGCCAAGACTTATTGCACGTCCGATGGACTAAGTCAATAGAGTGCGTGTTAGAGTCTCGGTTATCCACTAAGAGGAGTCCACCGATGGCTACACCGATCGACCCAACCCCGATCGTTCCCACCTACGCCTATCTCGTCATGAAGCAAGCGATTGTCGATATCGACAATTTGTTCGGCGTCAGTTACGCGAAGGCGCATCCCGAACTCGTCGCGGCCTACATGCAGACCGAGATCACGCTGCGCGGCCAGAACGTCGGTGTAGCGGCAAGCACCTAATGTACGCCGTTTCGCACACCTATCCGCGCCCGCACGACGTCGCGCCCGCGATCGAGGGTGCGCGCGTCGTCCTGGTGATCAAAAACTTCTCTAGCATCCCCGGCGTCTGCCACATTGGCTTGGGTGTCACCGCCGCGAATACGCAGAAGGTCCTGAGGCGCGCGGGCATTCAGGCCGAGGTGTGGTCGGTCAATAAGACAAAGACCATGAGCGAGGCGAAACTGCTCTGGCAGATGATCGCGCGGGAGGAGAGGGCGCCGCGCCCGATCACGCATATCGTCATCAGCTCACCCGCGTGGATTCAGCCGATCGACTTCCATCACCTCGCGATGCGCTGGCCGAACACCCTGTTCGTGCAGCTGAACCACTCGGGCTGTGCGTACCTGTCGATCGACAAGTACGGCATTCGTAACATTCGCGGCGTCGCGAGCCTCGCCGAGCAATTCCATAATGTGCGTGTGGCGGCCAATAACGAGCGGGTAGCGAAATTCATCTCCTCCCTCGGCACCGACTGCCTGCTGCTGCCGAACCTCTACGACACCGAATCCTTCATCAATCCCGCGACCCCGCAGCGCCTCGGCAATACCTTGCGCGTGGGCTCCTTCGGCGCCTCGCGCCCTTGGAAGAACCAGTTGTGCGCGGCAGAAGCGGCGGTGATGATCGCCAAAGCACTCGGCTGTAACCTAGAGCTGTACGTCAATTCCAAGCGTCCCGACGGCGGCGAGCGCATGATCGAGAGTCGCGCCGAGCTATTTCACGGCCTACCACATGGCAAATTGGTCGACGTGCCGTGGGCATCGTGGCCCACCTTCCGTGACATCAGCGCGCGAATGCACCTGCTGATCCAGCCCTCCTTCGACGAAACTTTTAACGTCTGCACCGCCGATGGCATTGCCGAAGGGGTGCCGAGCGTCACCAGCCCAGCACTTGAGTGGACGCCGACGTCCTGGTGGTCGCACCCCGAAGATCCCTCCGACATCATGCGCGTCGGCATTGGCCTGCTACACGCGCCTTCCCATGCGGTCTCCGAGGGCCGCACGCTACTCAAGAAGTACGTGCAGACCGGATTGATACGCTGGAAAGAATGGCTGCTCGGGCAGCCAGCGATCCCCTATTGATAAAAAAACGCCCGGTGTGTGACGTCGGGCGTAAGAGGCGGGGGATAACGCCTGTGAAGTTACTATAGCGTCATTCCTTACGGACGGGCAAGAGCGGCTCATAGGACTTACCCAGCTTAGATGGGCGTCCCTCGAACGGTGAATTGGGTCCTGCCGGCTGCCCGCGCACTTGCGCTTCTTTCGCACCCACCTGTTCACGCGCACGCACGTACTCCTTCTCACGCGCACGCTTAACGATTTGCGTCGGGCGCTCCATGAGGATCATGCCCTTGCGCTCGATCATCTGGCCGGGCCAGCCGATCGGCATCATCTGCGGGTGACGCGCGGCGGGCACGGCCTCCCAGCCAGCTCGCGCCAGTGACACCTCATAGCTCGGGTCGATGGCGCCCAAGGTCTTGTGCCGCTTCCACTCGTAGGTCCAGCCCTCGGGGATGATCTCGTCAGGGATATAAAACTCATCATTCGTCTCGTCGAGATCATCTATTTGATCGAGTAGCGCGGCGGTGCGGCGAGCGGCGCGCGTGCGCGCGTCGTCCTCTGAAGGCGCCTTCTCGGCGACCGCGGCGGCCGGCTTGTGCTCGGGGAGCGGTGCGTGCGGGCCAGCCTTGCGGCGGATCAGGTCTTCGTCTGGGGTAGGTGGCATTGTCGTTCCTTAAGGTTAAAAATGATGGTCGCGTGAGTGGAGATACTGCTATGCAGGTTATTACTCACCACCATCGCTCGGGGTTGCTTTCATGCCCGCGTGACTGTCCGAGTGAGACGCGGTCGGGTTGAACCGACTTAGCAATCGTTGCAATACGTTATATGGGCGTTTGGCGGTCGATATACTGTTCAATTCATTTTGCCCCAAATCCCAACATCACTGGCTCGGGATCATGGGGAACATCCTCTGTGCTGAAACGGCAGCGCACTTGCGCCCGCGCGTGGCCGTCAAA